TTGACCTTCTGACTGGGTATAACACCGAATTGCGTATTAAGGTCAATCGTAGGTGGGCAGAGTTGGAAGCCTTGACACAAATCAAAATGCCAAAATCTCTTAATGTATATGGAATGGAAGCCCTGCCATACGTAGAGTGGTTGCTGCTACATAACTACTCGGTAACCAGTGGGCAGTATCACGCTCGTATCCGCAAGCACCCTCAGCACTTTTACAAGTCAAGCGCAGGGAAGTGGTACATCAATAAGGCGTTCGCCGACCAACTGCTAACCATAAGACAAGGAATGCAGGCGCTAAAAGAAGTGAAGGGCTTGCCGCAAGTACATCAGGTAACACTCTTTGAAGTGATTGCAGAAGTAGAAGGGCAGGTAGCACCTGCGGGCAAATAATTAAATCATATAGTTATGAATATAGAAGTACACTTACAAAGAATTATCAATGGAAAAACCTCTTACAATCTTGCAGGAATAGTACCCAATATTGAGGCAGATAGCTATGAGGAGGCTTCCTACCATCCCAAGGTACAAGAGATGATAAATAAGGCATACGGGAAACATTTTTTAATGACTATGTATGCGAAAATTGTCGTAGGAGGACGGGAAGGTATAGAAGTGACAAGTATAGAAGTTAAGAAAACAAAGAGAAACTAAAAAAGAATATGAGAAAGTTAATAAAGAAACTTCTCGCACCATTGGTACGAGAAGTAGTTCAAGAGGAGATTAAAGATATTCGCTCTAATCTTAAGACTCTTTTAGTTAGAGAAGCCGAACGGAAGATTTCGGAAACAAAAAGAAAGTCTCAATAACGCCACGAACAGCCTTTACATCCTCTTCATTTAGTCCTTCCTGCAACTGCTTTACACAAAGCGATTGCATTATAGGAATGAAAGGATGATTAGAATTAACGTTGTAGATATGATACAACATTACTAACAAGTCCCTAAACTCATAAGTTGAGTTATCTAAATACTCTCCGAGTATTTCAATACTACTTTCCATATATGAAAAATTTGAATTAACATGCAAATATATGGAATTTTTCCAAGGCGGTTGGGAACCGCTACAAATTTAACACGTAGTAGGTCGCACCTACCTTGGAAGGCAAACTTCAAAAATAGTTTTTATGAGAAAGTTAATACAAAAATGGATTAAAAAGCAGGTGATACACCATATCAATAGAGATTGGAGTCACCAAGTGATAGAGACGAAAGAAACCCTCTTCGGGATAGTAGTCAAAAGAGAATTGAGAACAGAGTTAATGTAGTTAGAGAACAAGCAGAATGTTTGTGCTATTAAGAAAGAAAAAAATAGAACATATAAATATAATTAATTAGAAATCCCTAATTCAGTAGGACTGACAGCCGAAAGGCTGGCGAAGCGAAATCGCATTAGGGAGCCAATTAAGTGAAGAGTGAAAAGTGAAGAGTGAAAAGTAAAAAATACACAAATGTACGCATATAAAGAAAACATATTATCCATACCTGCACGGCTCCTATACGATGATTGGGGACTGATGAGCTATGACTACTACAAGAAACTATGTAGCCGTGGTAAGCTCATCACTACCCAACCAGGGAAAGGCTTAGGCAACGAAGCGTGGGTGTCCTTCCACGAATTGCCGGTTGTGAAAGGTGTTAATATTAAGGAATTTTGTGTGAGAATGTTGGGCAGACCCGAAGATAGTAAGATTTTACAGAATGACCTTGAACCTCTCTTGGTGCCCGACTTGGAAGCTATTAACTTCTTTTCAAGTCACCGCAAGCCCAATGGAAAGCCCCTAAAGATAGAAGAGCAAAGGGAAAAGGCTACCTCAGCTATGATTCTAAAAGCCATTGAAAGCCTCTTTAAAGGGCGTATCAAAAACCCACTATATAAAGGAAAAAAGGTGGAGATATGGAAAAATATTAGCGAGGCTGTCAATACGCTGAACCCCGAACGTTGGCACTTTGACCTACCGAATAACCCAAGAAGTCTGCAACGCAAATATAACCAGTATCTAAATGAGGGATACTATGCCTTCATTCATAAGGGCGAGGGATCTGGAAATGCCAAGGTAGTAACGGAAGTAATGGAAAGGCTTTTTATATCCATTTGCTGTATGCCTAACAAACCCTATATGAGTTCGGTGTATGATATTTATAGGCAGTTTCTTTATGGTGAGATAGAAATCTTTGACAAAGCCACTGGTGAACTATTCAACGTGGAGCAGGACTTTTGCGACGAACATGGAAACATTTTAGAAGTCTCTGAAAGTACCGTAAAGTTATGGCTAAACAAACCCGAAAATCAGTTGGTTATCAAAAAAGCACGCAATGGAGAATATGACTTTAGCCACAAGGAACGTCCGCACGTTAATCGCCATGCACCGCTTTACTCTATGAGTAAAATCACCTTGGATGACCGCGACCTAATGCATACCAAATTACCTAATGGAGATAAAGTAATGGCATACTATGCATATGATGTGATGAGTACAGCATTAATTGGTATTGCCCATAGTAAAAAGAAAGACAACGAACTATTCTTGGACTGCTTCCGCTCTATGTTTCGCTTTACGGCTCAATATGGCTTAGGCACACCAATGCAGATAGAAGTAGAGCGACACCTTACAGGCGAACACGTGGACGGACTACTCAAAGCCAATAACATTTTCCCTTTTGTACGCTTCTGTACCCCAACGAACTCGCAAGAGAAGTATGCCGAGACGATGATACGAGGTAAGAAGTATGGGATAGAGAAAGACAGACACCAAAACGTAGGGCGACACTATGCAAAATTGGACAGCAACCGAGTAACTACCCAAAAGATATTTGACGAGTTCAACAATAACTACAAGGAGGCTAAGGCTACCTACGAAGAAATAGTAGCCTCGGAAATGGAAGAGCAAACCCTCTATAACAATGAGCTACACCCCGACCAAGAGCGGTTCCCCGGAAAGACACGTTTGCAGGTGTTTTTGGAGAATGTAAACCCCAACCTGCCGAAACTCAACCGAGCCCTCTTAGCGCAATATATAGGCAGATGCGTGCCTACCACGATACGCAGGAACCAATATGTAACCGTACAATATCAAAAGTACCAACTGCCCAACCCACAAGTTATCTCCTTGCTTTCCTCTTACGAGGTACAAGCCTATTACTTACCCAATGAGGAGGGTGTAGAGGAGGTGTATTTGTACCAAGAAAACCAATTCCTCTGCGAGTGTAAACGACTTAAGAGCTTCAACCGCGCTAATGCCGAATGGACAGAAGAGGATAAGGAGATATACCAAGAGCAAATGCATTATATCAAGCAGTTTGACCAATATACCAAAGAAAAAACCACCGAAAAGCTCTCAAAGGTAGGCACACTTTCGGTGGAGAAAAAGACGCAAAAAGTAGCCGCTTCTGCTCCTATTGTAGCTTATGAGGAGCAATCCACTACTAACTACAAAGCCTATCAGAGAACTAAAACAGAAACAATAAATAAAGCCTTATTAGACCTATGATCACAACAGAACTTAAAGAGAAAATCATTTTGGCGATTGCCGAAAACAGAAAGAATTACCAATCCGACAGCAAGCATGCACAGAGCTTGGGGATTAACACAGCGCAGTACAGCCGTATCAAGAAAGGCGAATTGGAGGGTGTGCTTAGCGATGCTAATTGGGTCAGCATAGCCCGCAGGCTCCAAGTACAACTCAAGGACGAACGCCCTTGGGTCACTGTGGAGACAGAGACTTTCCAATATATCTATCTACAACTTTCGACCTGCCAAGCTCGCTCCATCTCGGCTATTCTATGTGATAGAGCAGGAATTGGTAAGACACATACAGCAAAGGTATATGTCAGTAAGAACAAGAATGCAGTGTATATAGACTGCTCCCAGGTGAAAACCAAACAGAAACTCATTCGTAAGATTGCTCAAGAGTTTGGGATTGCTCATACAGGTCGCTATGCCGATGTATATGAGGATTTGGTATTCTATGTAAAACAATTGGAAAACCCGCTTATCATCTTGGACGAGGCAGGAGACTTAGAGTACCACGCCTTCCTTGAACTCAAGAGCCTATGGAACGCTACCGAGTACGCTTGTGGTTGGTATATGATGGGTGCCGACGGATTGCAGGCAAAGATAGACCGCAATGTGGACATCAAAAAGGTAGGGTATGCAGAGATATTTGACCGTTACGGCTCGAAATACAGCCGCGTAAGTCCTGCCCAAGACAACGAAGCAATTACGGCTTTCCTCTTGGGACAAATAGCCCAGATAGGTGAAGCAAACGGCTCTACCTTTACCCCCGAACAGCTCTTTGCGCGTACCAAGGGAAGCCTTAGAAAAGTACGTACCGAAATAGAAAAAGTGCGAGCTGCACAGGTAATTAATAACTAATAACTAATGATAGATAACAAAGTAACGATACCAAGAGCTTATACCTATGAGGACTTGGCAAGAAAGAAATATAAGACTTTGCCTTTGAAAGGGGGATGGAAAGAACACTTAGGGGAGATAGAGCGAGCAGGAAGTATCCTTATCTATGGAGATTCGGGGCACGGAAAGACAACCTACGCACTGCAATTGATGCGAGAGTTATGTCAAGGGGAAAAGGTGCTATACAACTCTTTGGAAGAGTGCGGAAGCCTTTCATTGCTTACCAACTTGGAACGTACAGGCCTTAAGCAATACAAAAACAAATACTTGGTGTGTGGAGAGCCTTTGGACAAGCTCATACAACGCCTTAGTCGCCCACAGCAACCTAAGATAGTCTTTATAGACAGCGTGCAGGCTTGTTTTAGAGGGCAAAAAGCAACAGCCTATCATAATCTTATCCTGCAATTTCCTCAAACTCTATTTATAGGGATCTCACAAATGAGTAAGGGAATGCCCAAAGGAGCTGTAGCGGAGGAGTTTTACTGGTTTTGCCAAGATAGAATCTTAGTAAAGGACTTCAAGGCTTATATAGACAAGACACGAACAGGAGGGAACGAATTGGAACCCTACATCATCTCCGAAAGCAAAGCGGGGGAAAGAGAGTTAAAAATGATTAGATAATAGATAATAAAATATGGGAACTATAGAAAAGCAAAAGACATTTAGGCACTGCCTGCTGTATTACTTGGATTGTAGTTATAGGCAATATGAAGCGCTCAAGTATCGGTACTTCCTTACTTGGTGTGAGCAGGTGAATAGGGAAAAACGAATAGTGAAAAGATTAGAAGACTTAACGGGTAATGACTATCTCAATAATTGGTTTGATGACCAATGGTACTACTTAGTAGAGTGTAGTATAGAGAGGTATTACGGCAAGGCTCTTAGAGAGGGTATTTTTGACAAGGCAGATATAGAGCTGATGATAATGCTCTCAGCAGAGGACATTAACCATGTATATCCGAAGATTCTGTTGCAATTGATAAGTAAGCCACATGAGCAAGTATATAAGTAAATAGTATAGATAATAATAGTACAATGAAACAGCTATATACGGAAGTACTAAGGCTTGATAATTTCTTACAAGCCTTGACAGCACAAGAGCGTACCATGATACACCAGTATCATGCGGGCTATAGGAAAAGTGTACCAATAGTGGTACTGACCATCTACGAATGGATACGTGAAAATAACTGGGAGTCTCCTTACATAAGATACGATCAGGACAGGGTGCTGATGTGGTACAATGAAGACAAAAAGGGATGGGAACCGGTAGAGACAAACAAATTATATAAGGCAAAAGTAGAACGATAATTTAAAAAATAGATATTACCATGAGTTTAGATTTATCACAACTAAGTGCAGAGGAGCGTGCAGCACTTATAGAACAGGCGAAAGAATTAGACGCCAAGGAAAGAGAGGAAAGAAAAAAGGCCTATGAGCAAATGAAAGCTGATGCCATAATAGGGCTTATCACTGTAGCCAAGGACATCAATGAGCGGCTTACGGAGTTCAAACAACATTCGTTTGAGACGATGGACACCCTCTATGACCTGCTAAAGGAGTACAGCGGACGGCGTGCAGGAGGAAAAGGAAACTTTAGTGTGGAGTTTGAGAATTTCAAGGTGGATTACAGCCGCCAAGGAAGAGGATCCTATGACGAACGTGCTACCGAGGCGGAGAAGTATATCTTTGACTTCATAGAAGGGCGCTACTCAGGCGATGAGGGTACTAAGGAGTTTATCCTTTCCCTATTGGAACGCAAAAAGGGCGAACTTGACCCCGATAACATTCAGAAGCTCTACAAGTACGAGAGCAAGTTTGCGGACCCAAACTTCTCCAAAGCATGCGAGCTATTCCGAGAAAGCTACCAATACAACCACTCCAAGGATTATATCCGCTTTTACGAAAAGGATAAGCACGGCAAGTGGCAGAATATACTCTTACAATTTTCAGCTGTTTAGGCAGTAGAAAATGCTCCTCTGCCCTTAACATGTCACCAACAATAGAAGGACGCTTTTATGAGACCCCTTAAGGCGGAGGAGCTTCTTTTAAATAACCTTTAAAAACGATTTAAAATGAAAGAAAAACCAACACATTACTATTGCTATTGTACGGATAAAAATAAGCCTAAAAACAAGTTACAAGCCGAATTCTTAGCTCTCTTGGAGGAGCTAAATGGAGACCTGTACGAGGCGAATAGAGTAGATGTTTTGAAAACCTATATACTTGAAAGCGCTAAAGAAATTAATGAAAAGCACTCACGATGTACTCCTTTGCGTCTTTCCTTTGAAGATTATACTACTGAAAATTTCTATTTGGTGGGTTTTGAGGTAGCTTTATTCCAACTAAAAGCTGCTTACTTAATAAACGCTTCTAATGTATAATAGGAGGGCAAATTAAATAACCTTTAAAAACGATTTAAAATGTATTTTATAACAAAAAAAGATAGTGAAACAGGAAGGAAGTTTCAAAAGATAGTTGACAAATTCGATATTTGCTTTGAAAATCAAAAAGCATTAGCTAATAAGTATGGTTTTACCTCTTGGAGAGGAGCCTTTTGGGTTATATATGGGGGTATTTCCTCAGTCATATTTCCTAAAGATATTATAGTAGATACTAAGGTCTGGAAAAAAGTAAAAGATAAGGAAAATGAATATACGCCTCGGTTGAACACCAAACAAGGCAAAGCCGTACAAGCAGACTTTGACCAGGCGCCTACTATCTCCAGATCCGAGCTTAATGCCTGTATCGGTTGGGATGAGGAATTTAGTAATATAGGATTTGATAAAGAGAATGATAAGTACTTTGGTTTTTGTGTAAGTGAAGATTGTGATGTTGTCATACCAAAAGATTGTGAGGAGATAACAACTACTACATATAGGGAACTTTTTGGGAAATAGTTATGATTAGCACACGACAAATCAAGATCCTGCAAAGCCTCTTAAGTAAGAGGTTTGGGGATAGAGAGGAACGAATGGCATTCTTATCGGGGTTTGTAGGAAGGGAGCTTGCTACAAGCAAAGAGCTGAAAGAGATAGAAGCCTTTGAAATATTAGACTACTTAGGCTATAACTATAGCTTTGCAGCACATTTCGAGAGCCATAATACGCAACACCTTAGCCTATTGGCCAAGTGCCATGAACTGGGTTGGGTGCAGGTGGATAATCCGAGGATCCCCGACCTTCAGAGATTGGGCAGATGGTTACTTTCTAAAAAGTGTCCTGTACAAAAGCCATTAATGGAAATGACTTCTAAGGAAGTCAGTAAGGTAATAGGAGCTCTGGAGAAGATAATTGAGAAACGATATGAAAAGAAGTGACAAACAACAAGTGACCAGTGACAAATGCCCTCACAAGCACCAAGTGTTGCGCACCATAGGTGGATACTGTACTGTGGCTGTAACGGCTGTATTTTGTGCCGATTGTGGAAAACAACTTACTAAAACAAATATAGAAACTTAATGAAATTAAGAGTGTGGTATGGGCTTCGTAAGATTACAAAAAAAGCCGTAAAAAAGCCTGCTATTGTTATTGTCTATGAGAACTCTTGGTATTGGAAAAATGAGAATAGAATAAATCAAGCAATGAAAGTAATATATACTCGTTACCAAACAGAACAAGAGGCTTCCGATGCTCATAATAGCAGATATACCTATATTTATTATGAGTTATTTTTAGAGGATAAACACTTTAAAAAATCTCCAGAACTCGCTATACAATACAATAGCTATTCAGACAGAAAGCAGGTCAGTGAAGAGGAAAGAGAACTTATCGCAAGTAAGATAAGAGCAGAGATATACAAGTTCTACAATATTCAGGAGCC